CAATTATACGTAGTTCTTTGGTCTTTGTATTACGTACGTCTTTTACTTCGCAGGGGTGATACCTCATAAGGAAAGGTTTTAGGAGTTCTGCAAACATACCACCACCCATATTAGATTCTACGAGGATTGTATTTACTTTATTGGTCTTAGCTATCTTAGATAGGGTTGTTAATACTGCATCACTGTAACCACCGTTCAGTCCCCCTGCATCAGGAACGTATAAGTTACCGTTTAACATCTTTACTACAGCGTAACCAGTAGCATCTCTACCCTTTCCAGAGGGGTCAACGAACATAACAGAGCCTGTATATTCAATCCAATCACCGAACTGCTGTGCAGGTCTGTAAAAATGGTCTCCGTTGAAGCCTACACAGGGTAATTCTTTGATAACATATTCGGGAGAAGAAGACCAGATTACCTTTTCTGGTGCATGATCAGGGTTAACACTGCTAATGATTAGATCTGATAGTTTTAGAGGGTAACGGTCTTGATCAGATAAGCTAGTGTCTAGCATAAACTGCAGAGAAAACCCAGAACGCCCGTAGGAGGCCTCTCGTTCCATTAGATCTATTGAATTAAACCTATCAGGGTCAACAGGATCTTTCGGCTTTACAAGCTCATCTGCAAGCCTCTGAGCTAATTTGGGAGCTAACCTATCTCCATAGTTATTTTTAAGTTCTGGATAACGTGCAGTCCAGATACGAGTCGTATATCCACGTTCTTCCAGTGTTAAATATAAAGATTGTTCTGTCTGTGGTGTACCGAGAAAGGTTATTTTACCGTTAGGTTTTAAGATTGCATCAAATTCTTTTACAGCTTCTGATAACTTGTCTCTCATCGGTTGAGTAAAGCTGTTATTTGGTACTTCTACATCATCAGCTATAACTTCATCTGCTCTACTACCTGCCATTTGTCCAAGAACACCCTGTGACTTTACTGAAGGGGCGTGGTCAGCGTGTGCAGGTCCAACATCAAAACTGATCTTACTGTTTCTTTGAGAGTCATCTGGTCGTAATGGAGCAAGTACAGGCATCTCATTGATCAATCTCATAGTGAAAGTAGAGAAGTTATCTGCTCTATCCTTACTTGCAGATACAACAAGGAACTTTAATTGTGGATTCATCCGTAGTTTCCATACGACATAGGTAGATGTAATCCAACTCTTACCCACGCCTCTAAAGGCTTGTATGATCTTTCTACGAGGTCCGTATTGTAAATACTCAGCTATGTCTAATTGAACTGGTGTGGGGTCAGGTAGGTTAAGATGACGCCACGTTATGATTAGAAAGTATCTAAAATCTTGTAGTTTTTCTGGTAAAGGTTGCAATTATCTTTCAAGTGCAGGTATTACATCAAGGTCTGGTAGGTTTGACATAAGATCTTCCATCGGATTCTTTTCTGTTGGTATGCACTCTATACCATTATCTTTTAATAATTGTCTAGCTACGTTAAGATCACCTGGTTTTGCTTCGCCACATTTTATCTTACCTAATAGTTCTTGTATCAGAACAGTTTGAAGATTTTCTAATAATTCTAACTTTTTTTCTTTTCCCATAATTAGAATTGGTTTTGAAACTAATATACCTTGTTTTATCAAATTATGCCTAATAAGCTAATCGGACAAAGATTCCAAATTAATGATCGTGTATCTAGAAAGAACTATTCTGTCGTAGCTAATACATATAAGAAAAAGTATGGCAATATTACTGAAACTATAGAAAGAAAAAATTCAGCAGGCACTAAAATGTACTACTACAAGGTGTTGTGGGAGGATAATAGATCATCTGAGCATGCCCAACATAGTCTTGACTCTGTTGAATAAAGTCTTTTTTTTTGCTTTTAAATTTTTTTTGTAATGATGAAGAGCCATTTCAGTTCTTAACAACTTAGTTTCT